GTGAAAGTTTCCTCTCCCCGAGGTTTTTCCACGTGAGGTTGCCATGCCGAAGCTGCGCGCTGTTGAGCCGGATGAGGTTGCTGCCCCGAAGTCTGTGACGGCTGCGGCTGAGGGTGGCGACCGTCGTGACTTGCTTGTTTCGATGCGGGCTCGTGTTGCGACGGCGGTTGAGGATCCGAATACTCCGGCTCGTGATTTGGCTGCTTTGACTCGGCGGCTGATGGAGATCGCGAAGGACATTGACGCGATCGACGCGAAGGAAGCTGAGGAGGTCCGCGTTGGTGGAGCTACCGAAGATTCAACATGGGAGTCGGAAGCTATCTGACGTAGCTCGTCATCTTGTGTTGCCGAAAGGCATCGTGTCGACAGGCTGGCCCGCAGTGCGCGACAAGGCTCGCGAGGTTGGTATCCAGTACGACCGTTGGCAGGACGGTCTTGGTCGGGCGATGTTGTCGAAGCTTGCCGATGGCACTTATGCGGCGGGCATCGGTGGCGTGGTTATCTCTATCTGCCGTCAGGTGGGCAAGACATTCACTGTCGGGACGATGGTCATTGTCCTGTGCATTCTGTTTCCTTCGCTGAAGGTTCTGTGGACTGCTCATCGGGCGCGCACCTCAGATGAGACGTTCAAGTTGATGCAGTCGATTGCGAAGCGTAAGACGGTTGCGCCGTATGTGGCTGAGGTTCGCCGGGCGAATGGGCAGCAGGAGATCGAGTTTCATAACGGGTCTCGGATTATGTTCGGTGCGCGTGAGTCTGGTTTCGGCCGTGGTTTTGATGACGTCGATGTGCTCGTGTTCGATGAGGGGCAGATCCTCGGCAATAAGGCACTGGATGACATGGTGCCTTCCACGAACGTGTCGCCGAATCCGTTGATCATTTTCATGGGCACACCGCCTAAGCCGACTGATCCTTCTGAGGCGTTCTCGGGGATGCGTGCTCGAGCGTTGGCCGGCGCTTCTGATGATGTGCTGTACGTCGAGTTGTCGGCCGATCCGGATGCTGACCCGGATGACAAGAAGCAGTGGGCGAAGGCTAACCCGTCATATCCGCACCGCACCAAGGAGGGTGCGATCCTGCGTTTGAAGCGGTTGCTTGGTGACGAGTCCTTCCTGCGCGAGGGGCTAGGGATCTGGCTTGACGAGGATCGTCAGGGCGGTGCGATCTCAAGCCTTGGTTGGGCTAAGTCGCATGAGCAGGCGCGCAAGATGCGGTTGCAATTGCCTGATACCCCCGTTTCGGTTGGTGTCGCTCTGTCCTATGACCGCGAGTGGGCTTCAGTTGTCTGGGGCTGGCAAGCGGGCGAGTTCGCTGCCGTTGATGTAGTGCGTAAGGCTGGCACTGACTGGGTGCTTCCCTACCTTGTGGAGCGTCAAGCTGCCCGCAAAATTTCGTCTGTTGTGGTCGACCAGGGCGGCCCGGCAGGAACTATGCTCGCCGCGCTTGGTGCGGCTGGGCTGCCTGTTCGGAGCACGGATACGGCCGCCTATAAGACAGCGTGTGCCGGCCTAGCTGATGCGGTCCTGTACGACAAGTTCGTTCACCGCGGCAACTCTGACATGGACGCGGCTGCTGCTCGTGTGAAGTGGAGAACGGTCGGCGATGGTCGAGTGTTCGCCCGTCGTGATTCTGGCATTCCGATTGACCCGCTCGAGGGAGCTGCTCTCGCGGTGTGGGGGTTGTCCCCTGACCCCAAACGCAAGGAGTTCTTCGTGTACAACCTGAACGATTTTGTGGCTGATGAGTAGGGGCGTCCTGTCGACGCTGCTCGAGGCGGCTGCGGTGCTGACCCTTGCTGTTGTGATTTGGGGTTTGTCTGGGTCGGTGTGGTGGGCATTGCTGCCCGTCGCCGCATATCTGGGGTTAGTTTCGTTTCTGATCGGCGGGGGTAAGTCATGAGCATGATCCGCCGTGCGATTGAGATGCGTGACGCTATTTTCCCTGCAGCCTTGGCGATCCCTGCGCCTGGTGCTGGTGGGCGTTTGGCATCGTCTGGTGTAGCGGTGACGGATCGTTCTGCCCTGTCGGTGATGACTTTCTTTGCTGGCGTTCGGATCATTGTGGACACGGTGGCGCTGACGCCGCTGCATGGTTTCACTCGGGATCAGCATGGTTTGCGTGTGCCGATTGTGTCACCGCCGGAGCAGCTCACTGATCCGTTTATGGATTTCAACCTGCAGGAGGGGTTGTCGCAGATTGTTACTTCGCTGATTCTGCGGGGTAACGCGTATCTGGTTTCGGTTGCTTGGGATGGGTCGATGAACCCGACGAAGTGGCGGATACTGAACCCGGATCAGGTGTCGGTGTCGTGGGATGCGGATGGGTTCCGTCAGTACCAGATCAACGGGAAGATGTGGCCCACTGATCGGGTGTGGCATATTGCCGGGTTCATGCTGCCGGGTGATTTGCGTGGTGCGGGGATTGTTGAGTATTGCCGTAACGCGATCGGTTTGGGCATTGCGCTGGATGATGTGTCTGGTTCGTTCTTCAAGAACGGCATCATGGCGTCGGGCATTGTGTCGACTGATGTGCCGCTCACTCAGGATGAGGTTCGGGCGACCGCGCAGCAGTTCGCGAACAACCACACTGGCATTGCGAATGCTGGTCTGCCGATCGTCATTGGTGGTGGGGCGAAGTTCACCCCGATCTCTTTGACGCCGGAGGATGCGCAGTTCCTTCAGTCGCGTCAGTTCCAGCAGGGCGAGATCGCCACGCTGCTGGGTATTCCGCCGCACCTGTTGGGCATTGTCGATAAGACGACTTCGTGGGGTACGGGTATTGAGGTGCAGGGTCGTGCGTTCGTCGACTACACGCTGCGTTCCTACTACGTGCGTATCGAGTCGCTGTTCACTTCGTGGCTGGTTGATGGTGCGTCTGCGGCGTTTGACATTGATGCGATCACGAAGGCTGACACGGCTACTCGGTACGAGAACTACAACAAGGCTGTGACGACCGGGTTCCTCAACAACGATGAGGTGCGTTATCGGGAGGGTCTGCCGCCGATCCCGTCTGAGGCTGGCCGCACCTACTACACGCCGACGATTCTTATGCCTGCTGGTTCTGCCCCGGCTGCACCTACCCCTGCCGATAACCCTGCTACAGCTTCAGGAGACACCAATGCCAGTGACTAAAACTCGCCGTATGGTCACCACGGGTGGCCTTGAGTGGCGTTCCGATTCTTCAGGTGTGACCCTCGAAGGGCACGCGTCCACGTTCAACCAGGCCTACGACATGGGTTGGTATTACGAGACCGTCGCTCCGGGGGCGTTTACCCGCACGTTGAACGCGAAGCCCGATGTCCGACTGCTCATCAATCATGAGGGGCTGCCATTGGCGCGCACCCTGTCGGGCACGCTGGATCTTGCTCAGGACGATTCGGGACTGTACATGCGTTCCGTGCTCGACCCGAACGACCCGGATGTGCAGCGCATCGTTCCGAAGATGCAGCGCGGCGACCTGAACGAGATGTCGTTCGCGTTCTCGACCGTGAAGGATGAATGGTCGAAGGACTACAGCTCTCGCATTCTCCGCGAACTTTCGCTGGCGGGCGGTGACGTTTCCGTTGTCACATACCCGGCCAACCCGAACGCAACCGTTTCGATGCGGTCGAAGATCCTCGAGAGTGTCGACGTCGACCGTCTCCGCTCCGCCTATGCGGAGATCGTGGAGGAGAGCCGCGCGGGTGACACCCTGACGGCTGACGCATCATGGCAGCTTGCGGCGATCCTCGAATCTCTGGCTGTGGCTGACACGTACCTTGACTCCTCGCTTGTGGCGCTCTCCAAGGTGCTCGGTGTTGCCAACCCTGACCAGGATGTCGAGTCCGAAGTTGAGGACGATGACGCCGCCCGTGCCGCTGCGGCCGAACTTGAGCAGGCCCGTGTGCTGTCCACCATCAAGGCGGCACGCACGCGCCTTGAACTGCTGCGCCACTAACTAGACCACCCCGCGACTTGCGGGGTTATTCGTTCAACCCGGACCAACTCGGGCACTCCGTGATAGCGGACTCGCCCACTTGGAACCACTTGGACATCGGAAATCACCATCCCCCCGATGAACCCAAGGAGGTTCCACCATGTCTCAGATTGAGACTTTTGAGGCCCGCAAGGCCGAGATCGAGCTTGAGCTCGACACTCTCATTACTGCTGCTGAGTCGGAGACGCGTGCGTTCACCGATGAGGAGACCACCAAGCAGGACACCCTCGTTGAGGAGCACCGCAGCGTTGTCGAGAAGATCGTCAACGCTAAGGCTGCTGACGAGGTTCGCAAGCAGATGGGCGTCAACGCCGGTTCTGCTGTGACCGTGCCTGGTGCTGGTGTGGTCACCACCGAGCTGCGCACCGAGCCCTACCGCAAGGGCGGCGTCAACTCCTACTTCAAGGATCTCGCTGACGCCCCGAAGGGTAAGCGTGAGGCGATCGATCGTCTCGTGGAGAACGACCGTCACCGTGCCGACATGGAGAAGCGCGCTGGCACCACGACTGTTGCTGGTGCCGGTGGAGAGTTCGCGCCGCCCCTGTGGCAGATCGACCAGTTCGTCGCTCTCGCCCGCCCGGATCGCCCCTTCGCCGACCTCGTGAACAACATCGCGATCCCGAAGGAAATCTCGTCGATCAACATTCCGAAGGTGACCACCGGTACCCTCACCGGAACGCAGTCGACGCAGAACACCGCCATCGCGAACCAGGACATCGTCACCACTTCGGTCTCCACCAACATCACGACTGTTGCCGGTGGTGTCACGGTGTCTCGTCAGATCCTCGACCAGTCGCCGATCTCGATGGATGACCTGATCCTCGGTGACCTCGCCCGCGACCTCGCTGGCAAGATCGACGCGGCCGTGATTGCTGCGGTCGCTGGTGTTTCCGGTCTGAACGCGATCACCTACACGAATGCATCGCCGACATCCCTCCTTCTCGCGGGTCAGGTTCAGCAGGCAATCGATCAGGTTCACCTGAACCTGTACCGTCCCGCGCGCGCAATCGTGATGCGCCCCGACCGCTGGGGTCGCCTCATCGCCGCGCAGGACACTACGGGTCGCCCGCTGGTTGTGCCGAACTCGGCATACGGCGTTATGAACGGTCTTGGCGTCGCTGACGGCCAGAACGCTCAGGGTGTCGCGGGCACGTTCCGTGGCCTGCCCGTCTACCTTGACGCTCAGATTCCCACGAACCTCGGCGCTGGCACCAACCAGGATGAGGTCTTCGTACTCGACCAGACGCAGATCAACCTCTACGAGTCGGCGGTTACCGCTGAGGCGTTTGAGCAGACCTACGCCAACACCCTTTCGGTGTTCTGCCGGATCTACGAGTACTACGGCATCATCGCGAACCGCCTCCCGAAGGCGATCTCGCTTATCACCGGTACCGGCATGATCCCCGGCGCTTACGGCCTGTAAGCCCCACTGGTGGTGCCCACCCACAAGGTGGGCACCACCTCCCCTCACTTCTTCTATTGGAGGCCGTCATGGTTGATTCGATTCCTGAGTTCGAGCGTCCCGGTTCGCCGTCGCTTGAGGACTACCTTGCTGGTCTCCGTTTCGAGCTCGCGTCTGGTGCGGGCGATAAGGCTGCGGTGAAGGCTGAGCTTGCTCGTCTGACGCGTGCGCCGAAGGAGACTGCCGTCGCTCCGAAGGGCAAGGAAACTGCCTGATGGCTGTCCTGCAGGGTGACATCTATTCGGCGACGTATGTTGCACCGGCGACGGCGACCATTGTTCTTACAGTGACTGCGCCTGATGGCAGCACGTCGACTCCTGCCGTTGTCACCGCGAGCGCACCCACGTACACGTCTACGGTGCCGGCGACTCAGGTTGGTGCGTACCTGCTGACATGGGTAGCGTCCGGTGCTGCCGTGGATGTGTTCGTTGACCAGTTCACGGTTGCCGCCCCGTCACTGCGTCTCATCTCTTTGTCGGATGTGCGCGACCAGTTGAACATCAGCGCATCGGACACTACGGGCACGGCGAAGCTGCAGCGTTTCATCAGCTCGGCTACCGATGTGATCCAGAACATTACTGGCCCGATCCTCCCGACCCCCCGCACTGACTATTTCTCCGGCGGGCAGACGACGATCACGCTTCCGTTTCGTTGGGTGAAGTCGATCACGTCGGTTACTGAGTGGTGGGGTGGCACGACCACTTACCCATTGACGCAGATCACACCTGGGTCCTCAGCCGGGGCGTTCTGCTACCTGTGGGACAACAACTCCAACATTCTCACCCGCATGGCCGGCGGGTTTGAGCAACCGTATTTCGGAACCCAGAACGCGGTGACCGTGATCTACACCCTTGGCATGGCGACCATCCCGCAGGACATCACTGATGCGACTGGTGAACTCATCCGGCACTGGTGGCAGAACGGGCAGCAGCCTCGAAGCATCTCCTTCACGAATCCGGGTTCGGATGATGACACTGGGTCGATCAGTGTGATGGGGTATGCGGTGCCGAACCGTGTGAACGAGATGCTTGCCCCGTACGCACGACGGCCGGCGATCTTCTGATGGGTACGTCTATCGGTGGTGCCATCGATTACTTCGTGTCTGGCACGAATCCGAACACGGCGACCACACTTCTTGCAGCGTTGCAGGCTGTTGATCCGACTGTGACGCTGATCGATGGGATTCCCACTTCGGTGTCACAGTCGATGGTTGTCATTGGCAAGGCTGACCCTGATTCTGTGATGGCCCAGTCCGGCAGCCAGCAGTTGATTGTGCTCGGTGCTGGTAGGTCCACTGAGGACTACGAGATCCCCTGCTTCGTATACGCCTACCGTGACGGCCCGACGATCAAACCGGCGCGTGACGCTGCGATCGCGCTGTTCGATGTGGTCGCCCATTTCGTCGCCGCTGACCGCACTCTCGGCAACCTCCTGCTGCAGGGCCGGGTGGCCGACATTTCCGAAGTGACGTTGAGCCAGGACGTTGCCGGGGATACGGGGGCCACACGTCTTGTGTGGCTGTCGTTCAACATTCACTGCCGTAACCACTACATCCCCTAGGGAGTCAGCATGTCCACGTTCAAGAACATCTCCGGTGAGGACCGTGACGTTCAGGTCGACGGTCGCCGGTTCGCGGTGCCGGTCGGGGAGACCTTCGATGTCGCTGACCAGTTCGATGACTCGTTGGCGGATCAGCCGTTTTTCGAGCTCGTGAGGAAGCCGAAGAAGGATGTCGAGTCCGCGACTGTCGTTTCGTACGGCGGCGTCGACCCGGTTGACGAGCGAACCCCTGATCCCACCCCTGAGCCTGCAGCAGCAGACGACACGAATGAAGGAGACATCTGATGGCTGTTGGTTCTGGCCTTAGCGCCACTCTCGGCATCGCGACCGAGTCGACCCCTGGCACACCTGTGGCGGTGACTCGTTTCGTTGACTTCAACAGCGAGTCGATGCAGTTGAAGAAGACGACTGTGCAGGGTGCTGGTGTTCGCGGTGGCACTCTGGTGCGTCAGTCTGTGCGCCGCAACTATGTGGCGCGGCAGGCGTCCGGTGATCTGAACTTCGACATTCCCACGAACGGGTTCGGGCTGTTCCTTCAGCACATGCTCGGTTCGTACTCGACGACTCCGACTTCGCTGGGTGGTGGTCTGTACCAGCAGATCCACAACACGGGGTCGCTGCAGGGCAAGGCGTTCACGACGCAGATTGTGAAGCCGGACACGACTGGTGTTCTTGCTGGTGAGGCGTTCACCTACCCGGGCTGCAAGATCACTGAGTGGGAGCTGTCCGTGGGGCAGGGCACTCAGGCGCAGATCAAGCTCAGCATCGATGCGCTGGACGAGGCAACATCAACGAACGCGATCACGGCGACGACTCTCGCGGCCCTGTCCACTGCGGCGGCGACTTCGATCTCCACAACCGCGTCGATCCCTGCTGGCACGTACATCACGATCGGTTCCGGTGCGACGGAGGAAGTGCGTCTCACTTCGGCTGTGTCCGGTGCCGGCCCCTACACGGTGACCGTGCCGGCGCTCGCCTACGGGCATGCGGCTGGGTCCTACGTGGGTTCGGCGACGGGTGCGGCGTATGGTTCCGCCGCTGGTCTTCAGGCTGCGTCGTACGTGTCGACGGTGGGTATGTGGGACTTTTCGCAGGGGGCTCTTGTCGCGGGTGGTTCCACGACTGTGGCGTCGGGTGTGTGGACGATGACCGGTGGCACGACTGTGGCGAACGTGCGCTCGGTGTCGCTGAAGGGATCGAACCCGCTGAAGGTTGATCGGTGGGGCCTCGGCTCCGCGGTTCGTTCCGAGCAGCTCGAGAACAACTTCCGCGACTACACCTCCACCATCTCTCTTGACTACAACAGCCGTGCCTTCTACGACGCCTACGCCGGGGATTCGACGCTGGCGTTGTACCTGAAGTTCACGTCGCCGTCTGGGGCGGTCCTGCAGTTCTACTGCCCTGCCTCGTTCCTTGAGGATGGCGCTTCGCCGCAGGTTGGTGGGCCGGACATCATCATCGAGACGTTGAACTTCACCCATCTGGACGATGGCACGAACGGGGCCGTGCAGGCGATCTACACGTCCACGGATGCCAGTGTCTAACGCGGGTCTTCAGGTCGGTGTCCTCACTGACATGTCGACCAAGTTGAAGACCGTTGATCGGGTGTTCGCCAACGCGATTCGGAAGAACCTGCGTTCGGGTGTGCAGGCTGCGGGCGGGAAGGTGCTGAGCAAAGTGCGTGCGAACGCGTCATGGTCAACGCGTATCCCCGGTGCCACGAACCTGACGGTGCGGTACAACACGAAGGGCGCGTCGATCCGCATTCAGGTGGACAAGAAGCGTGCCCCTCATGCGCGTGGTCTCGAGCTCGGGAACAAGAACGTGTTCGCGGAGTCAGCGATTGACAAGCTCGGCGGTTACAAGATCGTCAACGGGCGTCGGGTCGCGGTGAACAAGTCCGCGTATGCGGCGATCAAGAAGTCCGGCATCGGTTTGTCGCGTGGGTTGCGGCATCCGGTGTACGACTCTGGCCGGCCTCCGATTCGGGTGGGTGAGCAGCCGACACGGCCGTTCTTCTTCCCCGCCATTGAGACGTCGAAGGCTGGGGTTGATCGGGACATGGAGCAGGTAGTGATTCAGTCGGCTAGGGAAGCAGGGTTCAGATAGTGGCCGTTTCTGGTAAGTGGAGGATCACCCTCGGGGATGAGGACCTCGGCATTCTCGATGAGTACGAGGTAACTCTCAACGACGCGCTCGTGCTTGAGGCGAACGCGGGCTTGACGGTCGTGGAGATGCTGAAGGGGGCCGTTGTCAGCAAGGCAGTGCCGATGCGGGCGCTGGTGTGGTTCATGCGGTTCAAGCAGGGTAACCCGCCCCATATCAGCACGATCGAGTTCAAGATCGCGGATCTGAAAATCTCGGAGGTGAAAGACCCTCCCAAGGCGAGCTCCAAGCGAAGCGCGACCGGTACCTCGGACTCCTCGCCTTCTACTGCCATCTGACCCCCGCCGAGGTGAACGCGCTCACCTTGGCTGACTTCAACCGACTGTGTGACTTCATCGACGCTAGCCGCCCCAAGGGAGAGTAATGCCTACAGGACTCGCCCAAAACCTGTCGTTTATTCTGCTCGGTGAGGACAAGTCCGCATCCAAGTCGATGAATGCTGTTGAGACGACAGCGCAGAAGGTCACCGGTTCTATCGGTGGTGCCTTCTCGAAAATGGGAGGCGTTATCGGTGGTGAGGTTGGGGGTGTCCTCAACCAGGTCGGCAACGGTATCAAGGATGTTGGCGAGTCCGGTAAGGCGATGGCGACCGGGCTGATGGTCGGTGGTGCTGCGATCACAGCTGTGGGTATCGGGCTGCAGAATTTGGCGTCGGCGGATAAGCAGGCGACGGATCAGTTGAAGGCGTCAATCGATGCGACTGGTGATTCGTGGGATGACTACGAGAAGCAGGTTGCGGATGCGATTGCGACCAACCAGAACTTCGACCATGAGGGTGAGGACACGACAAAGGCTCTGTCGATTCTGACGTTGGCGACGAACGACACCGGCAAAGCTCTTGATCAGATGCAGTTGGTTGCGGACCTTGCTGCGCAGAAGCACATCTCTCTTGAGAAGGCTGCCGGGATGGTGGCGAAGATTCTTGGTGGCGCTGGGGGGAAGACCCTCACCCAGTACGGGATCACAATGGAGGAGAACGCTGACGGGACGAAGAACGTAGACAAGGCCCTGTCGGAGTTGGGCAAGAAGTTGGACGGGCAGGCGAAGGCGTCTGTGCAGAACTTCGGTTCGCAGGTCGACATTGTGAAGACGAAGATTGTCGACTGGGTGCAGGAGATCGCCGGTCCGCTCGGCACCGCGCTCACTGCTATCGGTCCAGTTCTGTCGATCGTTGGTGTCGGGCTTGACGTGTATAAGAACCGGCAGATCGCCGCCACGGTCGCGACTCTCGCGGCCACCGATGCGACCGTGGCTGAGACTGCGGCGCAAGTCGGCCTGAACATTGCGATGGACGCCAACCCGATTGGGTTGGTGGCTGCTGCGCTGGGTGTGCTCGCCGGCGTTGTCGGCACCGGCATGATTCTCTCTGGCACCCAGGATCTGACTGCGGCGACGGCCGACTACACGGCAACGCTTGATGCCAATACGGGGGCGATCACCGACAACACCCGCGCCGCAGTCACGAAGGAACTGCTTGACAAAGGTGCCCTCGCCGCGGCGCAGAAGCTCGGCATCGCCCCCTCCCTTTTGGTCGATGCCGTACTGGGTGAAGCAGATGCTCGAACGCAACTGACCGCAGCCATGGACGCTGAGCTTGCAAAACGCGTCGATGTCGCAAACGGGCTGAACGGGAACTACATCGCGCAGGGTGCGCTCGATGCGCAGACCAAAGAACTTGTTCAGGCCGTCAACACACTCAACACGCAGTTCGTAACCCAGTCCGACACTCTCAAGCAGAACATCACCAGCAACAAGCTTTTCCTTTCTGGCCTCCACGAAACAGAGTCAGCCCTTGATTCCACAGAGCGTAAGGCGCTGTCCTACGCAGAGGCGTTGAAGGCGATTCCGTCGAGCGTGTCCACGAGCGTGGATGTGATCTCATATGCGAACCAGTTTGGTGCGCCGCAGGCTCATGCGGCGGGTGGCATTGTCACGAAGCCGCAGATGGGCATTGTGGGGGAGTCGGGGCCGGAAGCAATCATCCCATTGAACGCTGGCCTGCAGGGGCTCGGCGATGGTGGCGGGAACACGTACGTGACGATCAACCCGCAGGGCATGGTGTTCGGTACTCCCGGAGAGGTAGCGCGACAGTTGCAGACGATGCTCATCAACTCGTGGAAGAACGGGGGGAACTCTAAGACGGAGTTCTCGCGTGCTATCGGAGTATCTTCCTGATGCCCGCTATCACGCCGACTCAGGTGGCAATGGGGTTGGGTGCTGCCGGCGCGATGGTGGATGTGACCTCCTATGTGGAGGCGCAAGAGCCGATCACGCATTCGTGGGGCAAGGAAGACGAGTTCCGTGATACCCCACCTGGGATGATCGCGTTCACGTTGAACAACCGTGATGGGCGGTTCACGCCTGGAAACACGGCATCCCCGTACGCGACAACGGTAACCGAGGGCATGACTATTTCGTGGATCCTCGGTTCACGGCTGAAGTCGGCCACGATTCGGCAGATTCTTCCGGCCGCGACGGAGCAGACGTGGGGTGAGATCCGCATTGTTTGTGATGACCAGCTCGGCTCGGCAAGCCGCCGATCAATCGGCAACCTTGTAGACGGGTGGTACACGGCAGCGGGTGGTGTCGCGCAGTGGCCTTTCACCGAGCCGCCTGCCGCGACCACACTCTCAGACCGTTATGGGGTCGCCCTGCCGTGGAACATATCAGGGCTTGCCGCAGCCGGCGACACCACGTCCAGCATCCCGGCACCAAGCGTTATCAGCCTTACCGGTGCGCCAGTCGGAGGCGCGGCGATGACCCTGGGCGATCAGGTTTCAGCGGCCAACATAATGACGGCCCCTGCTTTCGGTACAGCCACGATGGGGTCATGGGGTTTCTGGTACCAGAACAACGACATAAACGCCGGAATACAGATGGGGTTTGGGCATCGCGTTTTCAGTGCCGCGAACATTCCATATCTCGGCATCGACAACAGCAGCATTCGTCTATTCGCCGGCCCCGGTTCCACCTCGGCAGTTGCGCCCCAGCCGGTTTCGGGACATGCGTATTGGATCGAAGTCACCTCATCTACAACCTTCGCGGCCGGGGCATGGACCATCTCGTTCGGGCTAAACGTAGACGGAGTGAACTATGGATCGAGCGTTTACGTCGCATCCGTAGTCTCATCCCTTACCGACTTCCTCCGAACGCCTCGTTGGGCATATCTCTCGACGGCATCAGCCTCCGGAACGAACTACATCGGGCGGATGTCCTTCACTGTCGGCGTGTTGAACGAATCTCCAGCCCGCAACGTTGTGACCACGACAGAAGCGGCGTGGTTACCGGCGCTCGCGGCGACCGCACCAGAAGTCGCCCTCGATACGCTGCCATCTGATCTGTCTGCTCAACCGATTGTTGCGCAGGCGGACTTGAACGGTAGCGCCCTGCTGTCAGCCTTCAACGATGTGCTGCGCACCGAGCAGGGCGACATGTGGACGGTCACCACCGGGACGCTCCTTGCTCCGGTGCAGACGATCAAGGTGCGAGCTCGCAACCGCCCCACCACCGTAACGGCCACCTTCAACGCACAAACGGAACTGCAAGGCGTCCCCGAGTTCGTGCGCTCCGTCACTGACACCGTTTCTTCGGTGTCCTCTGGGAGCACAGGGCAGACAGTCACCGCCACCGATCCGACGCTATTCCCTCGAGTCGGGTCAGCGAACACATCCGAAACGGTACTGAACACCACCTACTCCGACCTGCTCAACTACGGGCAGGACCGTATCGTCCGTGGTGCGAACACGCAGATGAAGCTCCCGTCGATCCTGATTGACGCGCTCACCACCCCTACCGATCGCACCGCAGATATATTCGCTCTCATTCCTGGTGACCGCATTCGCATCACCAACCTGCCGTCCGATGTTCTCGGTTTCACCACATGGGAGGGTTGGTTCCGGGGCATGGCCGAATCACATCGGACCGGCAACCAAGCCGAGAACCTGTTCCGGTTGTTCCTGCAGCCCGTCCTCCCGCGCACCGCGATCTTCGACACCGACCGTTTCATGGCAGACGGGGCACTGACCCTCTCGACGGCGATTGTCTCCACCAGCGCCACCACCATGAGCGTTGCCACAACGGGCCCGAAGATGGAAACCGTTGACGTGCCCTATGACCTGCTCATCGACTCCGAGCAGGTCACCGTGACCGCCTGCACGGGCGCAACCCCGCAGGTCGCAACGATAACCCGTGGCGTCAACGGGACCACAGCTGCAACGCACACCACATCGGCGACCATCGAACTCGCAACCCCGGCACTGTTCGCCTTCTAACCCGACTCGTTCGGCAGTTACCCGCCTGTCGCGGGCCATTGGAGTGCCATCATGGCGATCTCACTTGTCGCTGCTTTCGGTAAAGTAACCGCCGCCATCGCAAACAACATCATCAACATGGTCAACAGGCAGGGCCTCACATCGATGATCCCTACCTCGGCCGCGTCCGGGACGGTGGGGGCCGCAGGAAAGGTGACATTCTCAGGGACCTCGTCGGTCAGCGTCAACGGTTGCTTCACCAGCGACTTCGACAACTACCTCATCGTGTTCGACTTCACCACCTCAAGCACCGGGACATTGGGAATCACGCTACGGGCGGCCGGGACCGACGCCATCACCGCATACGACTCGAACAGATTCCAAGTGCAGGCCGCAACCGCGGTCGGATCTCAAACACTCAACGCCGCCAACTGGGTCGCGTCCGGTGGCATCGGAATAACCGGAGCAACACAATCCGGAGAACTCATGGTGTTCGGCCCATTCCTCACCGCAGCCACTCGAGCCCGCGTCGAGAACAACATCACCCCTAATCCGATGACCGCAACCGCAGGACTGTATGAAGGCACCCTCCTGCACCGCACAGTCGCCTCCTATGACGGGTTTACACTAACCGCCTCAACCGGCAGCATCACTGGCAACGTCCGCGTCTACGGCATCAACAACAACTGATGCGTTCAGGATCAGCAGCCGCCGCATGGGCGGAATCACAGTCCACGTTCTCACCGGTCAACAACTGCCTACGTGCTGTGCTCGTCGCCTACGACGTCCTCGGGCAGATCGAACCACTCGCACGCGCAGACGCGACCGCCACCGAAGCATGGGATCTCGCACACTCCCAGCACCCCGGAGACCACAACCCACCTCGCGGTGCACTCGTCTGCTTCCCCAACTGGGGCAAAGGCAAGTCCGGGCACATCGCCATCGGCCTTGGCGGTGATCGGGTGCGCAGTACTGGCATCAACACGACCGCCTACTTCACCGGCACCATCGCCCAAGTGGCGGCACGCTGCGGCAACCCGTACGCGGGATGGGCCGGCGACTTCGCAGGCACCAGCATCAACTTCACATCAACAGCATCAGGAGGAACCAGCATGACCGACTTCGACCAGCTCACCGTCAAGCGCGGCGGCAAGGCCATCCCGGCACTGCAGGAACTCGCCGACACGAAGACACTCGGCATGGCCAACGCTGACGCCCTCAAACGCCTCGAGCAGGCAGTAGCCACCATCGGCACACCAACGATCGATGATGCCAAGCTCGAGGCAATGATCGACAGGGCCGTCGCGAAGGCTGCAGTCAAGCCACCCACCCCGACCGAAATCGCCGTCGCGGTCATCGCCGAGATGAAGAAGCCCGGCAACTAAACCTGCCCCTCTCGAGACCCCGGAGGGGCACATGAACTGGCAAGACTTCTGGGACTCAATATCCGTCCTGCAACTAGTCGGATGGGTACTCGGCATCCTCGGCGTCATCGCATTCCTCGTGAAGGGCTGGCCCAAAGTACGTGCGTTCGTGCAAATGGTCGACGCACTCAGCAACCTGCCCAAATTCATGACCGACACCACCGCCACTCTGAAAGCCCAAGACCGGAAGATCGCCGAAATCCACCACGAGGTCAACTACAACAACGGCTCCTCCGTGAAAGACGCGGTAGAACGTGTCGAGCTCGGCGTCAAAGGCCTCTACAACCGCATCGACACGACCGACCTCAACGCCGCAAACCTGCGAACCGACCTCGAGGAAGTCCGCCCACACGCCCCAGCACGCAAACGCGTCACCAAACCGAAAGGCACTACATGATCCAGAAACTTCAGGAGTCCGCCAAGTTCATCGCGGCCATCCTTACCGTCATCGCCACAGCAGGCGTCGGACTCATCCCCGGCGAATACATCTCCTGGGTGCAGCTCGCAGTCGCCATCCTCGGTGCAGTCGCCGTGTACGCCGTCCCGAACAAGACCGCAGAGTGAACGGCCCGAACGACTACGAGGTCCCCGAAGACCCCATGGACGAACTGCAGTGCGAGGCATGTCAGTAAAGTGCTCGTATTGCAGATGCCCCGCTTCTATATCTACTCCGATATAGGGGCGGGGCTATTCGTCGTTAGTTGATCTTCGTCCAATCACCACAACGGCTTGTCGTGAACGCAACATCACTGGCGAAGATCTCAACAACCGCCTGCCCAGTCACGTTGTCGTTGGCAAGAATGTCGTCTAAAGTTCCCGACAGGCCACCATCGCGCTCCCAATAGCAGCTCGAGTTGTTGTTAGAACGGTAGACGCCAGGGTTGATGTCAACATTCACCAGATATGTGCCACTGCCAGGGAACGTGTTCGCGGCGATCACATCCTCAACCTTCGTCACCGCGGCCTCTCGTTCAGCAACAGCATCCTCACGAGCCTGCAAATCAGAAAGACTCTTCGCAGTCCTCGCCTTCTCGTCAGCAAGATCACTCTTCGCCTGATCCCGCTGCTGCTCGAGCGTGGTGATCTGCTTCGCATCCGCAGTCACCTGCGCCGCATTGCCGGCACCACCCGCACTTCCGATACCGACACCAACCACAAGCGCTGCGATAGGCGCTGCAATGGCGAGCCAACGAGACAGGGTGACGGTTCGCCGGGGCGTCGAGGCCACCTCGTCAGCAGCAATGAGGGCGTCGGTCGGAACGGGAGGAGTCGGGTCGGTCATGCGCTGAGTGTAGCGGTTTCACTTTCTGTGTGCCAGACTCCCGCTCATGTTCGAGACCTACCCGAAACCGAACACCAAAGGTCACGCCACCGTCCGGTTCTTCTCCCGCAAAATGCAGTTCAACGCGGCCGGAGTGCGAATGCTCGAGGACGCCACCCACGTCGTGCTCCTATTCGACCGTGACCGCAAACGTGTCGGCTTCCGAATCGTGGAACCAGGAACGGCCGACGCGTTCAAAGTCACATACCAGCCCTACCTAGCGTTCGTGACATCTAACAGCTTCCCCCTCGACAACCACATCCAGTACCAGAAGGTCGAACTCCACCGCGAAGGTGACACGCTCGTCGCCGACGTCGAGTTACGTGAAGACGGGGTAGTAGCCTCGTCATAGATCCGCTGGACCAACTGATGTGTACACCCGCGTGTATACCAGGGGTTGTGGGTTGCCAGCAGATTCCAGTAAATTATTGGCATCCGCCTCTGTAGCTCAATGGAAGAGCAGTTCCGTCCTAAGGAAAGACACGCCCCCGTGAGTGATACACCGGGGGACAATTTTCCGGCCAACTTCCGCCCAATCACTGCCATCTCGGCCCCATAAGGCTTCACACTGGCAAACGTATGGTTTGCCAGTGTTTGTGTAACCTTATGTGTATCCCTAAGATAGGGAACGTTCCACAAACAAAGAGGGCCACCGGCTGCAACCGATGACCCTCACATCCTCAACCTGAGAAAGCAGGCCCGGACTCCATGAAGCATAACCGCCCGTTCGTCAGAAAACACCAGCACGTAGGCATCATCAACCAGGCAGTGTGGTCAGCCCACGCCAGACAACCCGAGGAGGCCATATGCCTCGCAAACGTCAAACCGGGGCCGGTGGCCTATACCCCGTAAAAGTTCACGGGTGCGGCCGCATCGGCGACCAATGGACGTGTGGTGCAAAACCTTCTGAGTGCCCTCGCGCAGTCATCTCCAAGTGGGTCGGTGTCGTAGACATCGGCTTCAACGAACGAGGCGGACGCAAACAAGCACGAGTCAGCGCGAAGTCCCAAACCGTCGCACGACAGAAGCTTGACAAGCTCATCGGCGAAGTACGAACTCACGGCTCCCCACTCGGCAACCAGACAGTTGCCGAGTGGGGAGCTTCGTGGTTGAACGGCATCAAATACAACAAGCCGCAGACTTACCGCACATATCACTCCCTGATGATAACGTGGATCCTCCCCGTTATCGGACGCAAGAACGTCAAGGACGTGCGCCCCTCCGATCTGCGCCAGATCTACGACAACATGAAGCGCGCCGGCCGCTCATCCTCGAGCGCCCTGAAAGCGCACACCGTTATGTCGTCCATGTTCGAATCGGCCCGACTGGAGAAGCTGACTCCGATCAACGTGGCTAGCGACCTACGCCCGCCTAAGGCCGCGAAGACGACCCGTGACACACTGGAGCCCGACGAGACCCGCCGTGTCCTAGACGAGGCGCGACACGTCCGTGACGGTGCGAAATGGCTTGTCGCGCTGTCGTCCGGTATGCGCCAGGGGGAACGGCTCGGGGCGACCATCGATTCGGTCGACTGGGAGCGTCGATTGTTCACCGTCCGATGGAACCTCGTGGAGGGCAACTACGAGCATGGGTGCGATGGGCGATGCGGCAAGCGTGCGGCAGGACATTGCCCTCTCAAGCAGCTCATCATCCCTGAAGTGTCAGAGTATCGGCGGCTCAATGGCAGATACATGTTGGTGCCGCCGAAGTCGGGGGAGCCGCGCACATTCTCCCTGCCCCCCGACGTCTGGGAACTGCTCGAGTCACAAACGGCCTACCTTTCGTTGAGGCCCAATCCGTTCGGCCTGCTCTGGCCGGCCGAGGATGGATCTCCGGTCGCGCCCCGCGACGATCAGGCAGAATGGAAGGCATTGCTGATCGCCGCTGAGGTCGACAAGCCGCAAGCGACGACGCACTGGGCCAGACATACGTACATCTCTGATGCGTCTGCTGCTGGCGTGGCCGACCGCACAATTGGTGAGACCGTAGGCCACAAGTCTCCTGGCGTGACCGGTCGCTACGAGCACGTTTCTTCCTTGGATGCGCAGGCCGCGATGGAGAAATTGGCTCAACGTAGACAGATCGTTCGCTAGGACTAAAGCCCTATCGCGTTTGTCGCACCGTGGGCGTACCCTTACGGCAAACAAAGAGAGTTGCCGAAGTGAAACATTATCTGGAACGTATGAAGATCGCAGATGCAAAGCGCCTGGCCGACCGCCTAGGGGTGTCGTTGTCAGCCCTGCTCGAGGCGTCGATCAGCCTCAGTCAAGACCTCGTCGATGCTGACGTTGAGGGCCTTCGCGAACTTCCGCAATACCACGACTTTGATGGGGCGCTCGCCTTCTAAGTAGCGGCGTACTGACATGCGCGCTACCCCAACCGCTTCGGCGAGTTGGGCTAGCTGTGAACCTTTGCTTATGTATATCTCGTTTAGGACTTCTGCTACCGCGCTGTTGTAGGGGTCGCGCTCGGATTCATCATTCACATCGAGAAAGTTTACCTGCATGGTCACCATACGGGTACCGATATATGGCCCGTATGGCCAATTTTGTTGCCAAGTGGCGCTTGACGGGTAACCAAATGGTGACTAGAGTAACTGCATGGTTACTCAAAGACCCCTTGATGACATCGGACTACGGGTCGATGCGCTGCGGGCTGACCGTGGCGTATCGGCCCAAAAACTCGCCAACGAATCCAACATCCCGTACGCCACACTCCTCCGGAGACTGGCCGGCGATGGGCAGTTGACGGTTGCGGAACTGTTTCGCATCAGCAGAGTCCTCGAAGTAACCACTACCTCATGGTTTGAGGTGTCCGCATGATCCGCGTCGAGTTCCCTCCGCGTCTCATGGACCGGGCTCTCGCCGCCTACTACGTCTGCAACGGATCCATGCGCGACCTCGATCGCCTCCGTGAGCAGAAGATCATCACCCCCAAAGGTTCCGGCCGCAATGTCATGTACGACAAGGCAGACCTTGATGCTTACGCCGACACGCTCATTGAGCGCCCCGCATCGAGGGGGCAGAACGCATGAGCGCGCTTGAGTTGTTCACGTACTCGGGCCAGCAGGTCCGCACGGTCATCGTTGACGGTGAGCCGTGGTTCGTCGCTACCGATGTCGCTGCGATCTTGGACCTCGGCAACGTCCGCACATCGCTTGCGCTGCTCGACGATGACGAGAAGGGTGTCCGCACCGTGGACACCCTTGGTGGTCCGCAGTCGCTCGGGGTCGTCAATGAGCCAGGTCTGTACTCGCTCATCATCCGCTCGCGCAAAGCGGAGGCGAAGGCGTTCAAGCGCTGGCTGACTCACGATGTGCTGCCACAGATTCGGCAGACGGGCAAGTACGCCGGTGCTGAGCAGGTCGAGTACCAGATACCGAAGACCTACGCTGCTGCGCTCGAACTCGCATTTCTGCAGGCGAAGGAGTTGGAGGAGAAGGAAACCCTCCTGCTCGAGGCCGCACCGAAGATCGAGGCATTTGATGCGCTTATGGAGTCGGATGGCAACTACTCGATGGAGTCTGCCGCGAAGATTCTGGGGCTCGGGCGGAACACGCTCTACAAGAGGCTTCGCGATCTGGGCATCATCATGCGCGGGTCGACCCGGCCGTACCAGAGGTACGCGCATCACTTCGACGTGGTTGCCACCTCATGGACTGACAAGTACGACGTCGTCCACTCGGACAGCGTGACAAAGGTTCTGCCGTCTGGCCTGGAGTTCATAAGGCAGCGGCTCTCTCGGGGCGTGACAGTCCTCTAAGTCTTGGCGTTTCGTGGGCGTCTTACCTGGCCCGCGACCCGTCATCCCAAAATTACATACGTGACGTGACCAGAAGAGGCCCCGATGTACTGGGGACAGATATGGCACCAGTTTGGTGAAGGCACCTGAATAGGCCCGGCGACCACGTTGCGATCGATATGCGAAGCCCCGGTAGGTCCCGGTGAGTTCGCAGCCCTAGCGAAAGCGAACGCAGCCGAGACTGCGGGCCGTGCGAAACGGCATAGGGCACGACCGTCGAAGTTCGGCGAGTCAGTTAGGTACTGATGTTCGCATTTATCGCCGCGGCCCTGTGTGTGGGGCTTGCGGCTCTCAACATCCCGTTCCTCGATCACCCACTGAACACCATCGCTTTCATCTTCTGTCTCGCCATGGCGGGGCTGAACGTTGGCATGGGCATCAGCTCGCGGAACTAACGAAAGGCTCAACCTTGAACAAGAAGATCATCGCGGCTGGGGCACTCGCCCTGCTCACAGTGTCCCTGCTGGCTGGCTGCACGCAGGCTGACACCGTGAACCAGAATCTCAGCCAGGATGCCGAGAACTTTCAGATCGAACGGAAGATCATCGCGATAAACGGCATCACCGACAAGGTCATCATGGAGGTCACGGGCCGCTGTTCCGTGGACACTGGCGACTCGTCGCTGGCCGGCTCGTTCGAGATCACCTGCAAGATCGCCGAGGACGCGTACAAGAAGAACTTCGTCTATCTCAGCGACAACGTAACGGTAACAGTCGAGCAGCTCGACCCGGTTGATTCGAGCGTGTACCACTACCAGTGGTACATCGCACCGGAGGCGCTCGTGCCTGAGATCGTAACGTCCACAGGAAAGCAGTAAGTAGTTCAGCAGCCCTGCAGTGGATGGTTCCCCGGTCGCTCCGGGGCAGGGCACAATGCGCGCCGTAACGGTGACGCCGACTTCGTATCGGCGAGCCGCGCGTGCAGAAGTCCCGGTGGCCCGAGGGAGTGTCAACACGCTCGCGCTAAGGATGCATCACCATCGGGCAATTCTTTGTGGGCCGGAGAGCACGGACTAAACCAACTGTCGATATCGCCCTCGCAGTTGACCCACACATTCTTGGCGCGTGTCGGACTGGCGATATGGCATGTCTCCGGCGCGCGTCATCCAACCCCTATACAACCCCATAAAACCGCACAGAGAGGCAACACCATGAGCAAGGCAGCTCGCCGGTCGATGGCCGGCATGTTCATCCTGGTCGGCTACGTGCTGATCTTCCTCCTGTCCACCGCGGTCGTTCAGGCGACCGAGGGCACCACCACGTTCGGGAGCATCTGGTGACCCGCGAACCCGACTACGCCCCTGATATGCACCGGTACATCCAACTGGCGAACCGAATTCTGTGGGGTGTCCTGTTCGCTCTCATCTTCGCGGCCGGATTCCTCACCGCACTCATCTGGAAGGGGATCAGCTAATAGACACCCTCACCGATGCCGACACCAGCATCTTGCTCGACGTCGACTTCGACCCCATCAAACCCTGCTGGAACCCCGACCACACCGCCAGAGTAGATGCCGTATGGATCGCATCGAACTGCCACATGGCAATCAACGTGTGCGACGGATGCCGCGCGAACGCGCTACGTCGTGCCGGTGCGGTCCTCTGCTCCAACTGCCTGCAACCTGCCGACAAGTGCTGGCGGTTCCTGCCGATCGGTGGCACGCCGTGACGGACTTCACAACTCTTCTCGAGTTCATCTGGGATGACCACACGAACCAGGTCACACATCGGGTGCCGTCGATCGATGGGTTCCCGCACGAACCGGTCTCGACTGTCTGCGGTGTCGAGACGATTTACGCGTCATCATCACCGTTCCCCGAATACAAAATGTGCGACGACTGCACCGACAGAGAAGAGGACTGACCATGACTGACAACGCAACCCGTGAACGCAAGATCGCCGCTACCAAGGCACGCAAGGCGGCGCGTGTCGCCGCTCAGAACGCACGCATGGCCAAGAACATCGAGGCCCTTGGTGACGTTTACCAACCGCGTGCTACGAAGACTCAGTACCGCTGGCGGAAGGTTCGCGAGGGTAAGGGTGAGGTCTTCAAGATGGTCGCGGTCACGGTGTCGCTGTCGCCCTCCGAGCAGCTCAACCGGTGGCGTTACAAGTACGCCCCGGAAATCGTGGTGGCCAGTGTGTGATTGCGATGTCGACAACCTCTGCACCCAACCCGACTGCATCCTCGCCCGGGAAGAAGAAGCCGCACGCTGGTACGCCATCTTCGAAGCAACCCCCGACCCCATCGCGTACACCGTCGAAGACCTACTAGCCGACCGCGTGTACGACCACCACCCGTACAAATACGGAGACACCCATGAACTGGCCTGAACGAATCCTCGCCACCCTCATCATCGCATTCTGCCTCATCACCCTCATGGCAGTCCTCGCCATCTGGGCCGGTGCGGTACCCACAGTCGGAGTCGGATCATGACACTCACCATCTATGACGACATCGAACAAGGATCACTGGCGTGGGACGAACTGCGGCGCGGCATCGTCACAGCCAGCACCGTCCACCAACTCATCACCGCCAAAACGTTGAAGGTCGCCGAGAACGTCGAGTCCCGTGCACTCACCACCACCCTCGTAGCCGAACGCATCACCGGCTGGACCGACGAACGATATATGTCATTCGATATGGCACGCGGCCACGAAATCGAACCCCTCGCACGCGACCTCTACTCCAAGCACTACGCACCCGTCACCGAATGCGCATTCATGATCAACGAAACCACCCTCGGGACAACGATCGGGTACTCACCTGATGGTCTCGTTGGCAATGACGGATTGATCGAGATCAAGTCCCGACGACCCAAGGAACACCTAGCCACAATCCTCGCCGACGAAGTACCCGCCGAGAACATGGCCCAACTTCAGGCAGGGCTGCTCGTGTCCGGACGTTCCTGGATTGACTACATCTCCTACTGCGGCGGGATGCCCATGTACGTGAAGCGTGTACTGCCCGACCCGAGATGGCTCACCGCAATCTTCTCCGCCGTCCACCAGTTCGAGAACGCTGCCGCAGAAATGATCGCAGCCTACGAGCTCGCGACCACTGGCCTGCACATGACCGAACGTATCGAACCGATCCCAGAAATGAGTTTCTGATGGACCTCACCACCACGATCATCCCCAAATCGGATCAGCTCAACGCCGACGACCTCATGGTTACCCCAGTCACCGTCACCATCAAAGACGTGCAGCAAGGGACGCTCGAGCAGCCCGTCAACGTGAACCTGGTCGAATACCCCGGACGCGCATACCGACCCTCGAAATCCATGCGCCGGGTCATGGTTGCCGCGTGGGGACCAGACACCACCACATACGCCGGCCACCGCATGACCCTATTCCGCAACCCGGAGATCAAGTTCGGGGCTGACAAGGTGGGCGGAATCGAGATTTCCCACCTGTCCCACATCGATGCGCCACTCACCGTCGCGCTCACGGCCACACGGGGCAAGCGGAAGAACTTCACCGTCCAGCCCATGGTCGACCGTGACTGGGCCGCGGAACTGACCCTCGCCGGAACCAACATTGACGCCGTGATCGCGCTCGGCAAAGCGGCCCGAGCAGCACACGCCCCCGAGACAACCATCAAGGCGATCCTCGACCGTCACGCCGAGCTCACCAAATGAGCGGATCACAGGCGTCTGTAGAAGCCGCGAGGTCGGCGAGCCATATACAGAAGGCCCGGATGCTGGCCATTCCGTTTGAAGCTCGACTTGCTCAGCATCTCGATAAGTCCAACGGGTGCTGGCTATGGACCGGGTATCGCTACGGGAACGGAGCTGGCAGGGGAAGCAGCAGCTCCTACACCGACTCTCCTACGAACACTTCGTCGGCCCCATCCCAGCGGGGCTCACGATCGACCATCTCTGCAGAGTGCGCAACTGCGTCAACCCGGCCCACCTCGAAGCAGTCACTGGTCGAGAGAACACTAGGCGAGCCATGCGCACCCATTGCATAAACGGCCACGAGTTCAGCGTCGCGAACACCTACACGCCCGATGATGGCAAGCGCTATTGCCGGACGTGTAGGAGCGAGCGACAGAAAGCAAGGAGGTTTCAGCGTGCGATCCAGGGCTAGTGCGAAGAGCGCGGGCGCATCGTTCGAGAAGCTGATAGCAGATGGACTCGCCCTGATCCTTGGCGATGACCGTATTGAGCGTCGCACCAAAAATGGTCGCTTAGATCGCGGCGACATCACAGGTGTCAAAACTATTCGTGGTGGTCGGGTCATCCTCGAGTGCAAAGACTACGGCGGACAAATACACGCCACCGAATGGCTACGTGAGGCCGCTGTAGAGGCTGCGAACGACGGTGCCACAGTCGGTGCCGTCGTCATCAAGAAACGCGGCACACGCGCGGCCGGCGAACAGATCGTGATGATGACCCTCGCCGACTTCGCCAACCTCATCGACGGCGGACCAGACAACCTACGCGGCTACTAGATACCTCCGGGGTGTCGGGGTGCCGGAGTTGTAATGGTGCTGACTCAACCATCCCGATAGGCCGGAGGCCATCACATGCCCAGAGGGCGCATCATTCACCCTGACTTCTGGACCGACTCAAAGATGGTCCGCCTGTCACCCCTCGCACGCCTGCTGTTCATCGGCTCCTGGAACTACGCACACTGCGACCAGGGGCACCTCACTGACGACCCAGAGGGTTTGGTCATGAAGGTGCTGCCCCGAGACAACGTGAACGTCGATGAACTCCTCGGAGAGCTGTTCAGAGAAGGTGTTGTCGTCAGAGAGGAACTGCCCGGAGGGCGCACCTATCTGCGGGAACCGAATTTCGGCAAATGGCAGCAGAAAGACGACGGACGGTGGGCGACGAAGTGCCCCATCTGCAGAGAACACGGACAACCACGGCAAACCACGTACGTGCACGACCGTGGTTTCCGTGGAGGGGAGGGGAAGGGAGGGGAAGAGAAGAGAGGGGAGGTGGAAGTGAACGGGACACGCCCCCCAAGAAACTGCCCCCAACACCCCAACGGCACAACAACCGGATGCTTCGCCTGCCGTGACGCACGCCTAGCACAAGCCGACTGGGACGCCGCACAGAAAAACAAACCAACACCCACCGCCCCACCAGCACCTAACCCCGACACATGCCGGCACGTGTGGACCGACAACTACTGCGCCAAATGCCTCACCCGAAAGGAGGACACCCCATGACCGCAACCAAGATGACCGCTGATGAAGTCCTCGCCGAGGTCGACTGGCTACTGAACTCGGGACTACACCCCGACCACATCGCCAAACAGATCGGCCGCTCCCTCGTAGCCATCGAAACCATGGCCCGCCACCACAACAGACCAGACATCTCCCGCATCTTCAACCGTGTCATCAAAAAAGTCGCATGACCTACGACGAATCCGCGGCGGACATCAGCTTCACCATGTTCCTGGCCGCGTTCAAACCGGACCAGTTCTCACCCATCGAATGGGACATCTACCAATACTTCCGACTCCACCGAGTCTGACCCAAAGAGAGCAGCCCCATGGCTAACGAAACCGTCATCACTGTTGTTGGCAACCTGACGTCTGACCCCGAGCTGCGTTACACGCAGAACGGGCTCGCGGTAGCCAACTTCACCATCGCCTCCACGCCGCGCAACTTCGACCGCGCGAGCAACGACTGGAAGGACGGTGAGGCACTGTTCCTGCGCGCAAGCGTGTGGCGCGAGTTCGCCGAGCACGTCGCCGGTTCGCTCACGAAGGGCTCGCGGGTTATCGCGACCGGTCGGCTGAAGCAGCGCTCCTACGAGACGAAGGAAGGCGAGAAGCGAACGAGCATCGAGCTCGAGGTCGACGAGATCGGCCCTTCGCTGCGCTACGCGACTGCACAGGTCACCCGTGCTGCCTCGTCCCGCGATGGTGGATCCGGGCCGGCTGTTGAGGAGCCGTGGGCCGCGAGTGCACCAGCCAGCGATGAAGTATGGAACACGCCTAGCAGCAACTACTCCGACGAGACCCCGTTCTGATGCGATCACCGTTCGGTAGTCGCCAACTCGAGGACTACCGCACGGTAGTCAGATTGGGGAGGTGTGGTTGTGCCGTCCACGACTGAGCCGGAGTACGAGCACTGGTCGAAGGACGGCGGCAAGACGCGTGCCGTTATCCGCTGGGCTGAAGCAGATGAGTACGGGCGCATGCAGGTCACAGTCGAAGTGCTCAAGCAACTGCTTGAGCAAGCGGGGTATGTGGTCGTTCCTGCCGATTCCGGGCCCACGGTCGGAGACACGATATGAGTGGGAGACACGCCCGCCTGGACTTGGGCCAATGGAAGGTCGTTGTGGATCGTGGAGATTCGCTGGGTCTGACCAATGCTCCCCTCAGTGAGCGCGGTGATTGGATCAACATCCCTATCCATGGGGATAGTGCGCACCACCGGGCGCACTTGCTGGCTGAGCGCGTCGTCCAACTGCTGAACGCCGACGAGGTTTCTGGGTCCACCCCGCGTGAACCTTCCATTGCTCAGAGCCCTACCGATTTACCGAAAGAGGCCCACAAATGAAGCACATCAAGGCGTTCCTGCTCGGCATGGTCGAGTTCCGCTCGTCGTGGACGAGCAGTTACGAGTCGCCGCTGATCGACACCTACGACACGGGCCGGGATCTAGCCCACCGTCTCACGCTCCGCCGTTGGGACGACCAGTGAAGCCGTATTACGAGGATGACCTCGTGACGCTCTACGTGGGCGACTCAGACGGGACCAACGGGGGCGAGGCCATCCTGCCCCGTCTCGACGTCGACGTCGCTCACATCATCACCGACCCGCCCTACAACGTGTCGACCCGCAACGGTCGGGACAACACCACCGTGGGCACGCTCAAGCGCGCTGACGGCACGACACGGGCCGTTACACGCAACTTCGGTGAGTGGGACCACACATGGGAACCTGCAGCCTTCCTCGCGTGGGCAACCGAGGCGCTTCCCGAGGGTGGATCGCTCATCGCATTCACGAGCGAGTTCCTGATCTCGGAGTACGTGGCGAGCGGACTCAATCACCGCAATCTCATCTACTGGCACAAGACCAACCCCACCCCCGCGTTCAAGCGCCTGTACGTCCGAGCGATCGAAATGGCGATCTGGCAGGTGAAGGGCAAGGGATGGGTGTGGAACGCAGGCGGCTACCGGCCCAACGTGTTCACGGGCCCCGTGGTGTCTGGGTTCCGGTCGGCCAACGGTGAGGGCCGTGACCACCCGACGCAGAAGCCGCTCTGGCTCATGGAAGCGCTCATCTCACTGCACACCGCGGTTGGTGAGCTGGTGGTCGACCCGTACACGGGCTCCGGCACAACGCTCGTCGCCTGCAAGCGCCTCGGCAGGAGAGCGGTGGGAATCGAGCAAGACGAGAAGTACGCCGAAGCAGCGGCCATCCGTCTGTCATCGGGAGTCCTGGACTTCGGCGACTGGGACGAACCCGCCGCCGAGCTCGCGGCCATCCCCGACGAAGCGCTCGACTTCGAGGCCCTCGCATGACCGACCAGCCAGTCATCCACCGCATGCTCGCGGGCTCACACGAGAGCCGCTTCGGGCCGGAGTGCCGGTGCGGCGCTGAGTGGGACTGGTGGAACGACCGCTGCACTTCGGAGTCCACAGACTCAACATCCATCTGAACTGGAACGTCTGCTAGGCACTGTCACGTGCCGCCACTGCGGCCACAGCATCCCAACCTACGGGCGCTCGGATCACGAAATCGGCGGCGACCTGATAAACCATGCCTGCTCAAAGGATTCAGCGACGGCAGCGATCGAATCATCAGATTCCAGCAGCACAGGGAGCGAATCGTGAGCCGGGGAGGCGGGCTGCGACCCGACCTGAACAAGTTGCAGATCCAGATGGATGCGGCCCCTGACGGCACGGTGCTGATCGACGTGAACGGCCACGCATGGCAGAAGTCGTCCTACGTCGGCTACTGGTACAGGGCCTACGAGAGTGACCGCCCGTCATCGAGCTTCGAGCTGGCTCAGAACGCTGGTCCCAAGCCGATGATCATCAAGCCTCCGGCTTCGACTACAGGGAGCGACCAGTGAGCACCTGCTTGCATGACTGGGGTTGGGGCATCGACGGCACCTGCCCCAACTGCGGTGCTGACCGCCCGAAATCACCCGATCTTCCGACCACAGAGAGGCAATCATGAAGACCATCCGACGCCTGATCGACAGGCTTCACCTTGACCGTTGCGAGTGCGGCGGCATCATCTGGCCGTGGCAGCGACGCGTGATTGACCGGGAGATCGGCTGGATTCACAAGTCGTGTGGTGATCCCGGCGTGCCGTGCCCGGCCTGCAAGGGACAGACCGGCGAGGACTTCACCTGCTCCATCTGCGGCGACTCGGGCATCTACCCCGAGGACAGCACATTCCTTTTCGACCCTCTCGCCCTCGCGGCTCAGGCTGGATGGGACTACGCGGGAGCGCCGGAGGGCTTCACGCCGATGTATGCGACCACCGACATGAGCGACGAAGCGACCAACTTCTGGAACGCCTGCCACAGCCGCACCAGGCGCGCCGACCGACTCATGGACGCCCTGTTCGGCCCCGAGGATTCCAAGCCCACCGGGAGCCAATCTCAGGTTGTCGAGACTGGGGAGCCGAAACGGTGAGGGGCCACACCGAGCACGACTGGGCAGACGAGGGGTATTCCTACGCGGACCTCTACCCGGACGAGCCCGAAGTGTCGAACGCATCTATCCTCCCCGGTGATCGAGTAGTGGGCCAGTGGGACGATCAAGCCCCTTTCGTCTATGAATCAGTCGAGGAAGTGCACATCCCGATCATCGCGCAGATGGAAGCCGATGGGTGGCGAGTCATCGAGCACGTTTCTCAGCCCACAGCGCACGAACCGAGGGATTTGCCGTGACGCCCTTCCTGGTCATCGACTTCTATTGCTGCGAGGGCGGCGCATCCGAGGGATATCGGCGTGCTGGCTTCGAGGTGATCGGGGTCGATAACAAGCCCCGACCGCGCTACCCGTTCCCGTTCCACGAGGGCGACGCACTCGAGGTGATGGACACCCTGCTCGCGGGCGGCGCTGTGCCGTTCGTGCGGGCAGACGGCTCGATCCTGATGGTGACCAATGACATGGTGGCCGCGTGGGTCGGCTCGCCACCCTGCCAGGCGTACAGCGTCACACGGCACACCAACGACAAGGATCATCCCGAACTCGTGGAGCCCACCCGTGAGCGGTTCATCGCGTCTGGGCTGCCGTACATCATCGAGAACGTCGAGGGCGCTCCGCTCATTGACCCGCTGCGGCTGTGTGGCTCGGAGTTCGGCCTCAAGGCGATCGACGTCGATGGCGAGCGCCTAGCACTGCAGCGGCACCGCCTGTTCGAGTCGAACGTCTGGCTCATGGGCGCAGGCGGCTGCATCCACGACGGCGATCAAGTCGCAGGAGTCTACGGAGGAGGCCGACACCGGAACGTGAACGACCGCGACAGCCCCTCACGCCGTGGCGGCTACACGCCACTGGGAAGTGTCAGGAACGACCTTATGGGCATCGACTGGATGACCCAGTGGGGACTGACCCAAGCCATCCCGCCGGCCTACACGGAGTTCCTGGGCCGACAGCTTCTCGATCACCTCGAGCACTCGCTCGTCGGTGTATCGCACAATCTGAGCAACACAGAAGGAGAATTATGAGCGAGAAGATTCTGGTCAACCGTGAACTGATTGACCTTGGCGACGGGCACTGCTCGACCAACGATGATTTCATCCGGCGCATAGCCAAGATCCCCGACGACCACGACCTGTGGCGGCGCGCCGACTACCAGCACCGCGAGTACCTCAAGGGACCGATGCTGCACGACGAGAAGGTCGAGGCGGGTCAGCGGGTGTACCTCGCACCCAACATGACCACCGCTTTCTTCACCGCCCAGAAGATCATCGGCAACGGCGCGCACCGTGGCTGACTGGTGGGCAATCGAAGGTGACGCGCTCTTAGACGCCCTGCGGCGTACGAACGCTGGCGAGGATCCCGACATGATCTACGCCGAGCTTTACGCGAACAGCAACATCGAAACCGTGGAGGGAGACAAGCCATGAACGACCCGATGCTGACTGTGCGAATCCGTGAGTCATCGTGGAACGGCATCGTCAACGGCATTGAGAAGTGGGCTGGTCGGTCTCGGGATGACATCGAGATCCTGGACTTCTACTTCGTGCCGACCGAGCCGTGTTTCTGCGAAGGGTGCGCCGATCACGAGTTCTGCCATGACGCGCGGGACCGGAAAGACGGTCTCTGCACGGTGTGCTCTCTGGCGCGCTCGGTCGAGAAGGGCTGGCAGAAGATTCTCAAGGGCGAAGCGAAGCAACAAGAGAAGGAAGACGAACTGTGACTAAGTACCGACTCGAAGTCGGCAAGACAGCCGACGCGCGCCGAGGCGTTCGAGAAGTTCCTGACCGCCGAGTAGATACGCAGAGGGTGGCGGCGTCCTGTCGCCACCCTCCCGACCTCCCCGACCCTGAAACGAAAGGCACAAAATGGGCATGTTCGACACGCTCTACGACAAGAACGGCGAAGGCTGGCAGACCAAAGCGTACGGTCGGCAGCTTGCCGGCTTCGAGATTGGCGACAAGTTACCCGACCTTGACCCGCTGACCGAGACCTCGTATCAGGTGTCGGTCCTCGGTGGCGGGGACGACTTCATCTACTCGCTCGCCACAGTGCGGCACGGGGTGCTGGTGGCGGTGCCCGATGAACGTCGTCCAGAGCTGCCCGAGATGGACTACTCGGGCCGGTACGTCAATGGTGGGCGGTCGTCGTGACTTCCTCCTCCGAACAGACAACAGCCCTCGACCGCGAAGTGGCGGTCCTCCACCTGTGGGATGAGGGGATCATTCGCCCCGAGTCACTGGGTGAGCAGGTCATCGACGCGCTGCTGGCGCATGGGTGGCGACCTGCTCCGCGTGTGGTGTCTACCGTTGCCGAACTCGACGCCCTACCGCTCGGCGCTGTCATACGAACGCCGCAGGAGTACACGCTGGAACGACTCACCGAGGGCTGGTATCGGGCTGGCGTCGACTACGCCTACCCGCTCGGCAACGCGCTCATGGTTCCGGCGACGGTGCTGTGGGTTGGGGGTACTGATGTCTGACGGCTCATACGAGGTTGGGGGTACTGAATGAACACCAACAGCGAGAGCGATGTTGCCGAGCGCATCCGGTCGGCCATCTACGCCACGGACGTGTCACGCGCGGTAGTAGAGCATGAGTGGCCCGAATGCCACGCTAAGCGTTGCCAGGGGTCACACCCGAACCCGGACATGGCGTTCTCGATCATGAAGGGCCGGATAGCCGAGTCGGTGTTCGATGAGTTGGCGTACCGGGCCACGAGTCGCCCGGTGTTCTTCGCTCACGACGGGATGACTCCGCGTGAGTCGGCAGAGGCAACGCTGGCCGTTTTGATGGACACCTACTTCGACAAGACAGGCCGGTTTATCCGAGCCGCCGAGATGATCGTTGAGGCCTATCCCGAGTTGGTCGGCGTGCTCAACGGAACAAGCCAGAATGCGTTGGTTACCGACGAGAGGACCAAGAAATGACGAAGCGCGGAGAGTACGAACTGACGGCCGAGGTGGAGTTCAGCTTCGACCCCGAGAAGGTAGACCCGTTCTGGTACGACAATGACGGCAAGCGCACCTGGCGCATGGAGGGCATCTACAGCAACCTCAACACCGAGGAATCCATCTGGGAGCACCTCGCGTACAACGCGCTCGTCAACGGCGCATACGACGCGTCAGGCTTAGACGGTTGGGGTGACCTCAAGCGCGGCGATCTGACGATGATGATCGTCCACAGTTCGGCCAGCATCGACACGCTCGAAGCCCCTGCTGCCCTTCCCGGTACCGGGAAGGAGAACAACTGATGGCCGCAAAAGTTGGCCGACTTCAGCGCCTAGACCGGCGCACCCAGAACGCCGAACACGAAGTACGCCGACTCACCGACGTCATCTCGAAGGCACGCGACCTGATCGGCAACCAGTCGGGCGATATCACGGGTGCCGCGCTCGACGCTTGGGCGCTTCTCGAGAACCCGGTCCGTGGCTCGCAGTCCATCCGCACGGCACATCTCTGAGGTGATGCGGCTCGTGGCTGAGTCGATGGAGCGCCTAGTCGTAGCCGCGCTACAACGCCGGATCAGCAACAACTGGGAGCACAAGCATCACAAGGGCTGCATCCACAACATGCCTCCCGAGGATCAGATTGCCATGCGGGGCAAGTCCGTCGAATGGTGGATGACCGTGGTGGGCTCGATGCCTGTCCAGATCACTCCCGACGACTGGGAAGAAGGGCCTATCGAATGAGCATGTGGGAGCGGCAGGGATGGTCACGCATCTCCTGCGATGAGCGCAACGAGCACTACGCCCTCGCGGAGCGCACCGGAGGGCTGAGCCCTGTATCCAGCCTGACCGACCCGGACGGCAACTACGGCAGTCCGGTCATATTCACAGAGTGGGGCCGCAAGGACTCCGATGAACCCCTACTGCGGGACTACCGCTATCCGGTGGTAGGTGCGCCCGATTCGCGGCCCTGCGAGCACTACTTCTACGTGGGCATCAAGTGAGCTTCGCAGACTCCTACAAGACATGCCCTCACTGTGGCTACCAGAGCACCGGTTATCCGGACTACCGCCTGCACTGGCGCGACGTTCACGGTGGTCTCCCGAGTGCCGCCGAGCACGTTTCTGGCACCCCCAACTAACTACTGACGGATATCCGATGAGCGTGAACATCTTGGTAGGGCGGTCCCGGTCAACCCGGGCTTCGGTGGAAGCCGCCCTGCCACCTAACCGTAAATAGGCAGCACCTGTATTCACACATCCGCCTGTAAGTGTTTCACACCCGACAATTCCACATTGGAGCTCACATGGCCGACAGAGCCGAGAACCCGATCACCGACCTGCTGACCGCTAAGGAAGCATTGACGAAACCTGTCCGCACAGCTGTGATGCAGCATGCGGTCACAGCGGACGGGAAGAACGCCCGCGAGGAGGGGATTCGTAAACGAACCGACCCGTCCCTGCTCGAGCAACTCAGGCGGGCGATCACATCCGATCTGGGGGGTGCAGGCGGTTCGGCCAGGCCGGCGCGGGAACGAACATCACTGGATGTTGCTGCGTTCGGAATGTACGAGGACATCGACGGACGCGTAAGGTCGTGGTTGGCGGACGTTGGGGAGCGGCCGGGTAAAGCTGAGGTCGGAAGTCTCCTCGACCACTGGTATGTGCTGTGGACAGCTAAAGCAGTTGAGGATGCTGCTGTTCATGCGCATACGAAGATCCTTGAGCGGTGGGCGGTTGCGATCACTGACCTGTTGGATCCGCCCGTGAAGCAGGAGATCACACAACCATGTCCAGACTGCGGGCAGATGTGGGCGACCGTTGGGCGCGGTGAGGAAACGGAGTCGGTGCGTGCCCTGTGGGCTGTGTGGCGGGAGAACGCCGACGACTCGTACGGGATGTGTCGTGCGTGCGACAAGGTTTGGCGTGGAGTTGGGCAGATGCGGTTGTTGCGTATTGCGATGGACGATGCCGAGGCTGCACGACTTGCTGTAAACCAGGGTTGACAAATCACAACCGTGTAGTTCATACTTAGACCGTGCTGGATAGCCCTGTCTCATAACAGGGAACCAGCACAAAGCATTCAGCCTCACTTCGGTGGGGCTTTTTGCTTTTTTAAATCTTGGGAACATGCAGACCAGCACACGCCAACAGACAAGAAGTCACCAGCCGGATCACTGGCTGAGCGACCGCACCCCTTAGACCGGGGCTGGCATCCTCCCTGTTCCCCACTAGGCAGTGAACGTCCCAAGGCGGGCGGGGTGGCTGTAAACCACTTGCTGAGAGGTTCGATTCCTCTTCGAAACGGGAGACACCTTGTCCTCAATCACCATCGGTCGCTACGACCACAAATCGATCACCAAAGACTTCGCCGGCTGGGTTGAACCCGCCGACAAGTCATGGATCCTCTACCTTGACGCAACCGGCAAACCCACCGTGTTCTATGCACACCGTGAACCATCCGGCGCTGTCATCGGCGAGGGAATCCTCCTCTAACTCCCAGCAGCTCTCCGGACGGTGAGCGGGCTGGGACGTTCACAAACACATCAGCCGCCCTAGCGGGATGTCATACGTAGTCGTCGTCCCGGACTCGCATACGGGGCACCTCCCATACCCCTGGATGAAAGAGCGACTGCGATGAGAAACCTGATCCGCCGTTTCCTGCACAACATTGGCCTGCCCGTGTCGAAGTTCAGCACCCTGCAGGAACGATTCGATGACGGCGATGCTTTCCTCGCCGAGTACCGGAGCCGCAAAGGCTGATGGGCCTCATGGAAGACCTTGCCGCACCACCCACGAAAGCACACACCTTCGCGGACTGGTTGAACAGGCAAACACCCGAAACACGCAAAGCACTCGAAACGGCCGCAGCCGACACCCGGTGGACCAACAATGCGTTGATCGGGTTGCTACGTAAACACGGCGCCTCCTGCTCCCGAGACACCATCACCGTGTGGCGCGCGAACCACGGTCATGTCGTTACTGACTGACGACCTTGGTGCACCGCCCATGCGGGATGTGCCGGCAGAGTGGCGTGCACGCGGTGAAACAGTTATCGGTGGCATTGGTGAGATCGTCACCGGTCCCATCGAGCCGGTGAAAGCCGACACTGACCTACTGCGTCTGTGGGGTTACGACCCGGCCGAGGTTGAGATTGTTGGTGCGATCGGGCAGTGGCGCAAGGAACAGGCTGACGGGTCCTGGCGGGTCTCTTACCGGTTCTCCCACCGCGCCAAAGCCTCCAATATCGACCTGCCCACCCTTTACGCTGCAGCCAAGCGCAAACCCCGCCCGCCTGTCACACGCACGAATGTTGGTCGCACCACGGTTGTTGTGCTCGCCGACGTGCAAGCAGGCAAAGTCGGATCCCGCGGCGGCACACCCGAACTACTCGACCGCCTCACCGAAAAACGGTCAAGGCTCGAGATGCAACTGAAGGCCGGTAAAGCCTCAACCCTTGTCCTCGCCGAAGCTGGTGACCTGTTCGAAGGTTTCGAATCAGGCGGCAACCCCATGTTCACCAACGACCTGTCACTCGCGCAGCAAATGGACCTCGCCTCCACCGAGGTGTACGAGTTTGTCACACTCATGGCCCGCTACGGACACGTAGATGTGATAGCTGTTCCTTCCAATCACACGGCGTGGCGCAACGGAAAGCAGTCACTCGGCCGCCCCGGCGACGATCTAGGCCTCCTATGCCACCGGCAAGTCGAGAAGGTAGCCAAAGCGGCAGGCCTCGACGCCACATGGCATTACCCGCCCATGTACGACGAAGCCATCACCCTCGACGTACGCGGCACGGTGCTGGGCATGGTCCACGGAAATCAGTTCTCACCAGGCGGCGCACCTGGATGGTGGAGCAAGCAGACACACGGCGGCCAACCAGTCGGTGCCGCCGACGTGCTCGTCACAGGGCACTACCACCACCTCTCAGTGATCCCCACCGGCCGCAACCCGTACACCGGCCGGTCGAAGTGGTGGTTGCAAGCACCTACCGTTGACAACGGCTCCGACTGGTACCGCAACAAAGCCGGTGACGACTCAGACCCCGGCCTGCTCACCTTCGACATCACCGACGACGGCTTCGACCTGCAATCGTTGACGGTCCTCTGATGAGGCGCAATGTTCTGTTGGGCACAGCGTGGGTGGTCCTCTGCCTCACGCTTGATCGTTGCCGAGCTTCGCAAGTACCTGCAGTAAAGCTTCCTCACGCGATGTGAGGTAGGCCGCGCGATGCGGCTAAGCGAAAGGGGCAACAATGCCCAAGGAAATCATCAACTACACCGACGACGCAGCCTCGTTCTCTGTGCACTGGTCCGGCCCCGAGGGCGGACAAGTGCTTCAGCTTGGAATCACCATTCCACGCAAGAGCATCGAAGAGTACATCCGGGGACTGGAATCCGCTAAGTCCGGAGACCACGTTGTGGAGTGGTATTCATTCCCGCTCGAGCGCGGTGAAGTCCAGCGGCTCATCCGTGCAGCTAAGCGTGCGCGCGATGCTGTCTTCGGCGCTGACGAGTAGCTAAGGGAGTCGGTGGCTATGACCGATCACGGTAAAGTGACTCGACCATCCGCACATGTGAAGCGTTCAAAGAATCATCACCCGAAGAACTAGGCGAGGTAATGGACTTCATCGTGGGCCTCCGATGAGCGACCCGTTGGCCGGCATCCCGCTACCCGCATCACACATAGACGACGACGTAGCCGAAGTCATGGCAGCAGCGCCACCCAAGACGTACTGGGCATCCCTCGAATCCAAAGTCGACACGGCAACCTGGGAACAACTCAAAGCCATGGCTCGAGGCGGCATAGGCGAGCCCGTTGAGTGATATAGACACGCCCAGCACCGACAGCGGCTACACAATCTTCGTCCCGCCCGGCCACGCCGCGTACATATATCCGCTCACAACAGCCACCACAGAAGACAACGCACAAAAAGCTGCACACCACATCACCAACGCACTAGACGAAGGCGAAGACGGCTAACACAGCGCTCGAATGAAACGCCGACAGTGACAACCTAAGCCCACCCCGAAACCACAGACGGGTTGCACTGCCAAAACGGCACCCTGACCCGCTAGAACGCATCCTGTGCCCTCCCGCAGCACAACAAGAGGCAGCCTGCCACGTTCAATCGAACACAACTACGGAACAAAGCATGGGCAGCAACAAGAAACCCTCCCACCCCGTATACGCAGACACCCGATACCGCAACGCCTGCAAAAAACTACGCACATGGGACCACACCTGCCACCGTTGCGGCTACGACATCGACCCGCAACTCAACTACCCACACCCCCTGTCATGGTCAGCAGACCACATCATTCCCAAGTCACTGCTCACAGCAGGCGACCCACGCCTCTGGCACATCAGCAACCTCCAAGCCATGCACCTCCGCTGCAACCAATCACGCGGCAACAAGACACAACCCCAACCTCGAACACTCGACTGGTAAGGGTCCATCCAAATCTCTGGCGAATCAGAACACGACGGAC